ACTGATTGGACTAAATTAAATCAGTTAAACGTAAATGTCAACGGATTTAATATGTCTTCGTATAGTGGAGATGGTACAGGTAATACAGTAAATAAAACTTCAATTGTATTAAATCCAACTACGATTGCTTTATTTAATACTAGTAGTAAGGGTGCCAAATACCAGTCATCTTCAGAATACTCAGCAATAGATTGGTCAACAGATAACGATCATATACCTTCTATTGGAATGATTAAGGCAAATGTTTCAAGTGGCAGTGTATCACCTACAAATGGTCTAAGTGACTATGCTGGAAATATTGGATTAGGCGGTAACTTAAATGAGCCAACAACTACTATATTTGGCGGGTTAAATGAACTTAATATCGGTTTTACTGATACGTTCTCTTATGACCAACTGATAAGCACATTGAATGTCTCAACAGAAGGTTTTATTATAAGAAATTTTAACCCGAATAATAATGACGACAATTCTATTTCTTCGGGTATAAACTCTAGTAAAGGTATAGCATTTAATTGTAGTGCAGGTGAAGGTATGAAATATGCTTCAAGTGCATCTGAGATTAATGTAGATCCTGAAAATGTCGCATTTGATTTAATTATTCCAAGTATCGGAACAGTTAAAGATATGGTTAACGTAGAAACAGCAACAAAGACACCTACTAGTACAGGACGAGCAGGTCAACAAGCTTGGGATGGTACTTACTTATACACTTGCGTTGCGACTAATACTTGGGTAAGACAATCACCTGATACTACCTGGTAATATCCAAGCCAATAAATATTAAAACAAAAAATCATAAATAATGATAGAAGTAATTGAACTTAAAGGTACTAATTCTATTGCTAGTGATAGAATTACTATTAATGATAATTTTAGTATAGTTACTAATGCTACTAACAGCCTATTGGGCATTATTGACATAACTACAGGTAAAATAGATAACAGCCAAATTGGTAGTGATAATACTATTGTTACTGCAGGAATAACTGTTACTGGATCAAGTGGACTTGATTTAACTGCTGGGAATATTTCACTAGACGCTGGAAGTATTTCTTTAAATGGAGATTTAACTAGCATTTCAATGGGAACTCAAGGTGCATCAATTGTACATAAATTCTTAACAAATGCAAGTAGTTTAGTAGAATATGATGCTGCTGATCTTTCTACATTTAAAGTACTTGGGTTACCAAGCATGGTATCTAATGACTATTTAGCAATTGATCCTACTGAATTAGTAGGAGGTGAAATTGCTTATGACCAAACTTTAGGGGCTATCTTCCTTTATAATGGAACTAGCTGGGTACAATTAGCTACTCAATAATCTTATTACACTTCTATAGCCTACTATTAAATTAGTAGGCTTTTTTTCTGATTAAATAATTAAAACTAAGAATCTATTATGGCAACACCATTAGTGAGACCCTTGAGAGTACAGGGAGGAACATTCTATACATTTACTTCTTCTGCCCTGGATATATCTAAAACTTTTAGCGATGATAACTTCAGATTCACTTTTAGTAAATTTGCTGCTCTTGATGTACCTACTGTAAGACAGCCTCAAAATAACGACAATGCTATTTCTTGGCAAGCTATTGGTAATAGCACTAATACTGGTTCGGACTGGGATCCAACAGTACTAGAAGATTTACAAGATGGAGTTCAACAAAATAATGTCTATCTTGCTAAAGCATTCCAGAACTATGTACTTAACATGGAAACTATCATTCTTAATGAAGCTAACAGCGATGGTGATTTCTATGATAATACATTAAAGCAAACAGTTACAGAAAGATTATTCTGGAAATGGATGGTAAATATTGGTGCTATTAGATACCAAGATGCTTTACCTGAAGCAACAGACCAAGCAAATTTATTCCAAGAAGAAACTGAAAATACATCATCTTCTGGTAGTAATTACTACAGACAAGTAGTAAAATATCTAGGAGACATTGATATAGTTAATAATGTAAAAGAAGGTGGACAAGCATATACTGAAGTCTACTTACATATTCCTACATCTCATGGATCTACACCAGATGTACTTTGGAATATTCAAAATGATGCAAATTATAACCCTACTTTAAAATGGTATGGTACTAACGGAGATGATATTGAAGGTCGTACAGAACATGTAGATCAAAGAATGTCTGTTAGAGCATATTTTGATGATAATTCTGATGATTTCTATGAAACTGCTAATTCATTTGGCGTAGTAACAAATGATACTATTCAAGTTGCTACTGATGAAGCAGGACTAAATACATACAACATGCTTCGTTCTAATATGGACGGTGCTGTAATTGATTGGGAGGATGCTGATTATAAGAAAGTTACTGATGATCCTAATATTTCTATATTAAGTGAATTAAATGCTAGTGCTTTAGCAGAAGATTTCTCGTTCAATGTTATACTTGTTTATTATGACATTTACGACCAATCAAACCCTAACGACGTTAAAAGAAACTTATACGGAGTTCTTTTCATTGATGATTTCTTAGAGACTATTGCTGAAGGAGCAACTCTTAAGAAATTCGATAAATTTAAACCAAATCCAGTTACTAAACTTAATGGTAATTCATACGGTCTTAAATTAAACGTAAAATTTGATACTTCTGCTGATAATGTAGGTGTAGAAAAAGTTATTAATGAATATAATACTTTCTCTATGGATCTATATTCTGATGCTATGGTAGAAATGCAAAATGCATTAGAGAACTTCCAAACTCAGAGTTTAAAGATTGTAGACTTACAAGAGCAAGTTGATAACTTAGAGAAATTCTATTTCAATCAAGCTACTATTGACGAATTACAAGCAAGTATTGTTGCTTTAGAAACTTCTGTTGCTAATGCTCAAATTGCTTTAGAAAGCCCAAGTACATTAATTGAGCTTATAAACAATAACACGAGAAGAATAAATTCTCTTGCTGCTGGTGAATTAAGTGAAACATTAACATACGACTTAAATCCATTCAACGGTGGACCAGGGATTAAAATTGATAAGTCAGTTCCAGATAAAGTAATTATCGAGAACATAGTTCAATCTTATAATAATATCTCATTATGCTATAACTCTAGTGGTTATCTACAATATGAAGAAGGTAATGGAGTAACTGATCCAGATGATCCTAACTATGCATTTAGAAATAACATTCTTAACATTGGACCGTTTGCATCTTATTTTAAGAATAAGACTCCTGCTGAATCTGTTGATAATGATGTTAATATAAATCTTGATGATAGAAATTACAAGTGGAAAACGGGTAAAACTATGAGAATAAGTTTTGCTGATGATATTACTTTACTTGATGGAAAGTACATCAATTTCTACACTGATGGTAATAATATCTTTAAGCAAGGGTCATTCAAGTGGTTAGTAGGTAAATTAAATAATACTGAACTATCTAATTCTTCTCCTATCATAGAAATCATCTGTGTAGATGAGAACAAGTACATATTTGAAATAGACGTAATAAAATAATCAATATAGATGAAAAGCACAAACACATTATCTTCTGTAGTTGATAATCTGATTAAGTTACAAAGAAATAACTCTGAAATTCTTTCAAAGTTATCTGATATAATTAACAGTGAAGCAGATACAGTAGAGCTTAAAATAGAAGATATTTCTAATGACACTATAAGAACAGTGTCATTACCTTCTATGGGTTCTGTTCTTAAAGAACTTGAGAGACAAGATCAAAATATTAAGCAATTAGCAGGTCTAGGTGACTCTGATGCATCTGTTAGATTACCAGATGGTACTTATAGAACTATAACAAAATCTAGTTTAGAAAAAGCAGCAGATGATTTAACTAACATTGATGTACCTACTGCTTTTAATAACAAGAACAACTGGTTCTTTGAGTCTTTCTTAAATCCTTACTTATATGTTGCATATAACTTTGGAGAGCAAATCAATCCTTATACTAAGAAAGTTTCTTCACAGAAATTTATTCTTAATTTAGACACAGATGGTAAGCTATCTATCTTCAACGAGAATTACAAAGGAGAGTCTAACATTGATTATAATGACTTTATTGATAACATCATAGGGAACGGCATAGAATATGCTCTAGATGAGGATGTTATTGACCTTCCACCAGTTGAACCAAGATACTATGGAAACTTTTCAGTAATCAGAGTATTTGAGCAAACTGAAGATGTAGAAATTGACGGGGTATCTGCTACTAAGAAGAATCTTAAATTCCAATTAGACAAATTAACTTATAATGATAAGAACTCTACTTTACTTGAGACTCAACAACTTAAGATCGGAGATTCTTTGTTAGTTAATAAGAATGATAAGAATACTAGATATTATATCACTAACATTGACTTTGAAACTACTACAGTAAGTGTAAACCTTGCTGAGGGGTATGACTCTGTTAATATAGGAGCAGATAATTTAAGTTACTATAATACTACTCCAATTATACCAGAAGTACAAATCGGAGTAGGGTTTAACGAATACATCGTACAATTCATTAAGCCAATTGATCCAGAATCAAATCAGCCTTCTAATAACTGGAGTCCAGGAGTAGGTTTTTATTCTAGTGAATTAACTATAAGTGATAATGGAGTAATTAAAACTTTAGATACTTATTATAATGAATCTGTAGTTGATTTCGGTGCTCACTTATTAAGTATAGCAAACGAAAATATTCCGCCTTCTAGTAAAGCAGTTGTTCCTAACAGAGTTGAATTTAGCGCAACTGAGAATCCAGAAGAATTACAAGTTGTACAGATCAATAAACACTTAACAGAAGTACAAAGTAATCAAGATATAGAAGCTCTTAACAGAGAAAAGAATTCATTAAAGAGTGAAATCCAACAACTTGATGAGAATATTAAATCTTTAAGATATGATATTTCTACTAAAACTTATAAGACTGATGTTGAAAGACAAACAGATAAAAATAAGTTAGTATCATTAATTGAAGAAAGAGCAACAACTGAAACTCTTTATAATACTACTGTAAATGATATCATTACTAAAGCAAATGATAAATCTACAACAGCAGCTGCTGGAAAATACAGAATTAGAGGATTCTTTAATATTCCACTAGAACAAACTGCTATTGACGGAAGTATCCAAGATATTATCCAATTTGCTGTTGAGTACAGATACTTGACTAAAGGAGGTTCTGCTAATACTCTTGACGAGTTCAAAAGAACTAATAATGACGGAACAGAAACTCAAGGAGTTTATAGCCAATGGGTGCCAACAAAAACTCCATTAAGAGAAAGATTATATGATCCTACTAATGGTTCTTATTACTGGGCACCACAAGATAATGAAAATGGTGATGCTGTTAATATTAACCAACTTGATATTCCAATTAGAGAAAATGAAGCAGTAGAGATTCGTATCAAATCTATTTCTGAAGCAGGTTATCCAAGCAATCCAGTAGAATCTGAATATTCTGATGTTATTAGAGTTGATTTCCCTGATAGCTTAGGAGTATCTAAATCAGTTCTATCAATTGCTAAAGAAGCATCTGATGAGCAAGTTGCTATTAAGCTTCAAGAAGATTTAGTTGCTAAAGGAGTTGATGAACATATAGCAGATCAATTTACTCAAAATGATACATTCTATGCTCACCAAGCATTCAATATTGCATCTGGTCAATTAACAGAAGAAAGAAATGTTATTTCTGTTTACGATTTACTTGCTAAAATGCAAGCAGAAATTGATATATTAAAAGCTCAAGTAAATAAAACATTAGGAGTTCTTATTGTTAAAGTTGAAGATGATTTAGGTAACCAACAAATCGTACAAGCTAATGAGACTGTAAATTTATTTGCTGGTAACTATAAAGATTTAGTAAGTGACTTAGATGAACCTAAGGGAGTAATTGTATCTAAGAACTACTTCTTAAGAATTGAGAATTCAGCAGCAACTGCTATTGAATTATATTCACTTAACCCTGGTTCTAGATACATAAGAACTACTACAGGAGATTATTCACCACCTGCTATTGGATTAAGTAATCCACTACAGGAAGATATTACTAACTCTATTGGCGGTGGTACTGCTAAGCAATTACCGTATCAGTCTAGTCAAGTACAAGGACAATTCATTTATACTAGATATCAGGATATTACTAGAACAAAAGATATCTATATTACTGATACTACAACAGGTGATAACGGTACAGCTACAGGGTCTTATAATATCTTTAATCCAACTACTCTAGATAATATCCCTACTGAAAGTTACACAGCAGATAGTAACTACTTTGTATGGAGAGGTGAAGCTACAACATCTACTAACATCCAAGGTGTACTAGGTACAGATATACCGAATGACGGAATATATGTACATGCTGAACATCCAGTAGTTAATAGCGGTATAGATATAGATAATATACCTACTTTCTTAAGTACTGAAACTACTGTATCGAAATATGCACCTCTTGATAGAGAAACAAACACTGCTAATTACTACAGACAATCACCATTTTATAGAGATGGTGATGATAACACTAATAAAATATCATTCATTAATGATGATAAATATTTGATTGGTCCTAAAAGTTGTGGCTGTTACTTGTATATGGCTCCTACTGAGTATGGAACAGTTCGTGTTGATGGAAATGATGGTTCTAGTAGAAGAGAACTTACAAATGACGGCAGTAATTCTATTGCTATTCAGTTAGTATATCAATTTAGAATGACTGATTACTTTGGACCAGGAAGAGATGGTACTGGTAGAATTGCTGGTGTAACAAATGCTACTCAAGTATATTATTCTAAATTACTAGGTTTTGATATTTCATACGATGATAATAATAAATTCTCATTCGATGTTGAAATTAGTTCAAGATATAAATCTAACTCTATCAGTTCTTCTGATATTCCTACATTGACATTCCAGAATACTTCTGATTCGCTAGGAAAAACTGTAAGTCAAATTACGCCAACTATTTCTGAATAATAAATAAGGGAGGTTTATCCTCCCTTTTACTTTTTACTCTCAATAAATATACTAAAGAAATAGACATAAATGGGAGGATCTTTCACTGGGAAAAATAGTTTTTCTCTTATAAAAACTAACCCGAAATTAACAGGTAACATAAAGCTTGTAGTCGATAGTACAGACAATCTATATTTAGAATCCATTGATGCAGATAAAACATTAAGTTTAAACAGATATAAAGCTGTTAAGACTAATGAAAGAAGTAAATATTCTACTGATGTATATGAATTCTTTGATTCTGGACAAACACCTACATCGTTAGTCTATGCATTAGACAAGAAAAGCGAATATTACGATATTAGTAACGAGTATGCTACTCAGTATTATACTCAATATACTGCAAGTACTTATAAGAAAATATCAAAAGAATACTCAGAGCAAATTGCATGTTTTGCTCCGTTATGGGTAGAACAGAATGACATTCCTGAGCTATTCGTTATCTTTAAATTACCAGATCCAGTATCGGTAAATACTAAAGATATTACTACACCATTCGATGAAGATATAGAAAAGCAGATATATGATACTGATTACTTAGAAGGTAATACATCTAACTACTTTTTTGACACTATTCTTAAGAAAAGTCAAATTCATAAGGTTTTTGACATGGGAGAAGATAGTGTACTTGGGAAATATATTAGAAATCATGTAAATGATCCTAATTTTCCAGAAGCACCATTAACTGCTAAATATACTAAGAATGAATTAAGTACATATAATGGAATTTCATTAACTAAAGGTGGTTTTGCATCAGCTAATGAAAATACATTTGAAGACTTTTTTGTGAGTGATAAAACAATCACTGAATTTGATAATCATATAACTAATGGATTCTCAAGAACTGGAGTATTATGCGCAAACATTCTGAATCTAGAATTCTTATTCGATGATGAAACGGATGATGATTATACAGTATCTAGATATTATGGAATGTACTGTAATAAAGAAATATTACATAATTTCGTTCTTAATGGAAAAGACTTTTATACTAAAAAGTCTGAGAACTTTGCTCAAAATAGATTAGTTACTAAATCAGATACAATAGACATTTACGATAATAGTAATTTTAAACTTTATAATGAGAATGGAGTTAAATTATTCATAGATTCTTTATCTGACTATTCATTACTATCATCTGATGTAAAGCAACAAAATTACTACCCATTTGTTTATAGTGTAGATGATAACTACTATGATATACATACTGACACGGACTGGGGTAATAATGAAATAATTCTTAAGAATACAGAAGTTCAAACAGCAGTTTTTAAAGGATATACTGACCAACCTACTGGAGTTATTCCATCATTTATATCAAATGCACCTGGTAGAAGTTATACAGAACTTACTATGAGAGGTCTTATCAATGATATAGAAATTAGAATTAGAAGCATAAATGAGAATTCAGCTGATTTCCAATTAGATAGAGTTTTATTAGCAGATCCAAGTTTACCACATAGTACATTCAATTCAAATAAGTTTTCAAGTGCTGGTACACCTGCTAATGTTGCTGATGCATTAACACAATGTATTAATAACATTGCATATAATGATGATACTTTTGCTCTTGTTGCTACTTTACATACTGAAAGTCTAATCATTTCTTCTAGAATAGAGAATGATTATGCTAATACTTATGAGATTCTTATCTATAATAATAACCAAGTTGCTCCATCTATAGGAATTAACTTTGAAGATAAATATGAATTTATCACAGTAGATGAATATAATAATACATACAGAACTGCTGGAAATGAATTCCGTGGATATAGTGATATAGTAAATGGTACTTATGCTAATCCAGATAATTACATCATCCAATATAATTTAATTGGAGGAAAAACAAGTGGAGTAAGTAGAATTAAAGTACCTTTTGAATGGTATAGTTTCTTCCAAGGAGAATCTTTCTTACAGACTCTAGAATGGTTTAGTAAAATTAAAGGAGTTTATAGATATCTAGATGTACCAGAAAGAGTAGATAATAAAGTAGTAGGATATACTGATGCTTTTAATTACATCACAGTTGATATTGAAAGCAACGAAGAAATTTATATTTCTAAAGGTAATTTCTGTTACATATTTGGTCTACAGACTAATGAAGTTGCATTATTCTCTATGTACCCATATAAACAATTTGATACAGATCAATTTAGAAGTGACTATGGAAAAGATGGAGATGGTTATATCGAGAAACAAGAACAATATGCTATAGATAAAGGTGGTGTATTACCAATTAGAATAGCAAATGAAATTGCATCATTTATGGAAAGTGGTTTTGCTACATTAGTAGGAAATATTGATGAGCAAACTAATGAATTCCCTAAAATAGATAATGAATACGATAGATTATTCGAGAATGAATTACCACAACTTGGTTTACCCGGGAGAATGGTACCTTTCATTAGTAAATGGGTATATGATAATGACTCAAAAGACGTAAGAGAGAATCCATACAGACTTAATACATCAGTAGGATTTGGGTTTTCTTCTTTTGCTCCTAGTGAATATCATCAAAATGATGATGTAAAATATTATACTCATGAGTGGTACTACTTAGGTAAGTTTCCACCATATTTAACTGATGAAGAGAAAGTAGATACATTCTCATACTTCGAAGATTTCATTCAAGAATCTGATCTTACTTATTTACCAGAAGATAGATTTACTGAGAAATTTATCCAAGAAAGAGTAAGTTCTAGTACTTATGTACCGAGAAGAATAAAATATAGTATATTTGCTAATGGAAATGATACTACTTATTCAGGTACTGTATTTAGAGGTGGGAAAATTATAGTTAAGAAAAGAATCGAAACAGATATTAATCTTAACTTTAACATTAAGAGTATAGTAACTACACCAACTGATGAATATAACGGGTATAAATTCTCAGCAGTACTAAACACTGATACTAATTCTCCTCTGTCATATAAAATAATTGAGAATAGAAAGCATAAGAATATAACATTCTATATAGAAGCAAATCTCGATGATTACTACTTAACTTTAGACGATAATGGAGAACGTTATTTAGATAGAAGTACTCTTTATACTATACAGAATAAGTATAACGAAAATGGTGAAATTGCAGATACTAATTTATCTGGTGCATTTGCTCCTTTTGATACTAACTTAAATCCTACTTGGATTTTAAGTCCAATTGACGGAGCATATGAAATTCCTGCATTCCGTAACTCAGCGAATTTAAGTTCTCCTATACTTGACCAACAAGTTCTTCCTAATGAAGAAGGGTCATACAATAGAATAGAAATCCAAACAGATAGAGGTGTTATAGCTATTGATAGAATCTTATCAGTAACTAAGAATGTTATACGAGCAAGAAGTTTCCAACATAGTAGTAGTGGTAATAACTTTAGTGATATTAACCCTATTTTCTCTAATATCTATCCTACTTATGAGCAATCAATTGCTGAAACGCCAGTTTATTTTGGTGGTGGATATAATGCTTATAATGGAGTAATCCAAGATATCAGTTTCGGTAGTTTAGTTAATAAAGTTAATAACGGAGATCCTGCTATTAATTACATCACTATAGACGAAGATGAGAATGGTAATGAAGTAAGAACTGAAAATGAATTCTTAATCGAATTTATTAAGGGAGATATTAATGCTAAAGCAACTTACTTGAAAGCAGAACCATTTGTTTCTAATGCTGTAAAGAGTAATGATTATAAACCTATCGGTTCTACATTAACTAACTTAAATAAGACATATTTAACACCTATTACTAGAATAAAAGGTGATTTTACTCCTAAAGTAGATGATATTTTATTCTTTAATGATGATCATGGATCAAGGTTCAATGAAGATATAAGAGAATATTTAGTAGATAGAAATGTACAGTTCTTCTATAACTTCCCTGGATTTGCTCTTTATAATCAACTTTACATACAAAAGGTTAATGTTGATAACCCTCTTACAGTTATTGAATTAACTCAAGAGAGTCAAGTTAAACCTGAATGGTGGAAGATTAATGAAATTGCTATAGATAAGAAAGACCAGTATATCTTTAGAAGTAACTGGGATCATAACTACTATAGAAAATATATTAATAAAGATTCTTATATTTCTTACCCTGGTTATGTTGAACCTAGAGAAGTACCAAGTATTTTAGGTTCAAGTCTAATGAACATTCCAGATAATAAGAAATTAGAGAAGTTCAATAGCATCGATGTTGAAACGATAAGAAGAGGAGTTACTCCAAGCACTGAAGTAATTTATAGACTATATAGAAGAAATAATGCTACTAGAAAAGTATATAAAATTACTGGTAGAATATTTGTACAGAATAAAGCGATAAATACTATAACACCTGAAATTGGTCCATTATATGATGAATTCGTGAATTCTAGGTATAATTATAAAGATCTAACTACTACAGATGATGATAGATCTAGATATATCACAAGTAATATTTTACCTCGTTATGATGATTTTGAGATCAGAACTTATGCAAAATATAGTTCGCCTAACGATAATGCACCAGTAATCGAGAATAAATATACTGAACAAGAACTTATCCAAAATGGATTTGAACTAATAACTGGTATTGAAACTAGTAAAATCAGAGCAAATGATTATGATCTTGATTTTACTTATACTTTACCAAATGATAAGAATGTTACTTTAGCATTCATCGTTACTTTAAAAAGCGTATAAAAAATAAAATGAAATAAATGGCAGCTATAATAATTAAAGAGCTTTATGATAGCGATACTATTTCGGAACTAGTTGAGAAGTCAAATTTTAACTGGGACCAGATAATAGCCGGTGGCGGTGGTCCAGAAGGACCTGCCGGACCAGACGGGCCAGAGGGTCCAGCTGGTATCCAGGGTATTAGAGGTAGTCAATGGTTCGCAGATAACGGCAGTGGAGGAGAAATTAATGTACCTACTGATGGAGTTCTTAGAGAGAATGACTTTAGACTTGAAGATGACGGAGGAGTTCAATACTATGATAATGGGTGGATTGATACTGGATTGAATCTTACTGGTCCTCAAGGACCACAGGGAAATGCAGGCGATGGTTCTATTGCTGTAATTCATTCAGAAGCTACTGCTGTTGGTGGGTATATTATACCAAACGAGACAGTTAATAGTAAACTTAAATTATCAAGTTTCTTAGTAGGAATAGATGATAATAATGACTCTGATGATGATGCATTAGGTGCACCATATCTTAACTCTGGTTTAGATTACATTGTTGTTGGTCATGGTAATAACTCTATGGTTTTAGGTAGATATGCTTCTATGTTTAACACAAATGGAGATCTAAAACCATTCTTTGATAACTGGCCAAAGGAACAAGCAGATGTTCCGATGCTTATAGTTGCACAAAATGACTATAAAGATCCTCAACATGTGGTTGGATTTGATCCAGACTTAACATTTGATAATGGTTTAGCTATTGGTCTTAACTTAACTCATTCAGATTATGCTGATTGGTATAAAGATGTACCAGAGTTTGGTGATTATAGTTCATTTACTCAATTAAGAACTAAGAATAGAAATTTCGATTTTAATATAAAATCTCCAGGTCATATTGAATTAGAATCTAGAGGTACTAATTTATTTAGATTAAGCTCAGGATATTCTAGAAATTCAATTCAAGTAGATTATGATATTAATGAATGGTCTAACAGACTTGCAGTTGATACTTATTTCAACTTAGCATCTGGTGATAATATTGTATTAGATCATAATACAACTCAAGATCCTAATCAAGGTACTTCTTATAAAGAAGTTATCATTAATACTGGAAGAGCTACTATACAATCTAATTATGAGCATCCTGAAATTGGTAAAGCTTATGATACTTTAAATACTACTGTGTTTAGTCGTAATTCCTTTCCTACTAGTAATGCTGTAGCTAATGAAATTGCTATTCTTAATGATAACGGAATTGATTCGTTAATATCTACTAGTAGATATAACGGAAGACAAGGATCAAATATACAGGACAGTACTCAGATTTATAATAACGTATCTGATTTAAGATTAAAATTTGGTCAAACTCGTTTAAATGTATCTTCTAGTAATTTAGAATCTATAGATAATTTATTCTACTTAGGTCAAGGTTATGATACTCCAATTGTAGGATATAGTTCTACAAACTTTAGAATACCTAACGTATTTACTGGACTAGGTGCAACTGGTTCAGCTAATAGTCTTATACCGTCAAGATCTGAAGATCTTGACTATTTAGGTTATAATATACTAGACCCTATTTCAAATGGTCAAGCTAGTGAAACTGAGCCAGTAAGAGATAAGTCAATGGCTAGATTAGGTATATTCCCAGGTTTCTTTAATCAACAAGTTGATGCTGAAGGTAATCCTGATCCTAATGATCCAGATTCTAGAGAGAATTTAAAAAGTTATCTTGATTTTGGTCATAAAATATTACCTACTGGTTCTCTTGATTTATATGGTACTGTTCGTATTAGAGAATATGGCCTTGCTAACGAAAAAGAAGGCTATGTTGCAGTTAATGGTGGGTATGGTGCTGTTAAATGGGAAGATCCTACTAAAGTAGGTGTACCTACTGGTGCTATTGTTATGGTAAGTGAATATGCTATGGAAAGTTTTAACTTTGTATCATATTCTAATATTAGAGTAGGTGATCCAACTTTACCAGCAGCAGAATATGACGAAATAACATTCAGAAGAAGAAGAAACACTTCTTCTTCTGCATTTAGAAGTGGTAGTACTGGTTACTGGCATATGTGGTCTGGTGCATTCCCTGGTAAAGGATTTGATAAATGGGCTGGGTATTATATTTGTAGTGGTGCTGTACTTGCTGATACAAGAGATATATATGCTCGTGGGTTCTTTAGTAGATCTGGTGGAGGAGTTTTCTCATTCGGTTCTGATAAACAGATACCAGGTCTATCAATAAATGAACATTTTGATAAGTATGAGTGGTTTGGACCAGAAAGTCCAAATCCTGCTACTAGATACAAATGGGTAGTTGGAGCAGGTAATATATGGGAAATTGGTAATACTTATAGTCAATATCGCAATATACTTTTTAATAGAATTAATAATTTATCTCGCGAAATATCTGCTCAATCTACTGGTCTATCTTTATTAGCACCTTCTATAGCAGAATCTAGATTTAGAGTAATTCTACCTAATTATTTCGGTAGATTCCCTAAACAGCAGTTTCCGTCTTCTAACTACTTAAGATATACACAAGTAGATCCAAGAAAATCATTAGATGCACAAGGGCGTAAATTACCTACTGTTGACAGGCTTGATGCATTAGGTACTGGCTACTTTAAGCCTAATGATCGTTGGGTATTCAATTCAGCGTTTACTGCGGGTGGTTTCCCATATATAAGAAGAGATTCATTACCTAATCATCAACACTGGCTAGGTAATAAAATTACTATAAAAAGTGGAAGTGGTAGTAGTTATAATGTTATGATGCCTGATAGTGGAACAATACCAGATACTGGTAATAATGATATGTCTGGATTCCCTGGATGGGGTGGTAATAGTAGAGCTATTGACGGACCTAATGAATATTATTTGAGTTGGGATCATAGTACTAGAAGATCTAGTACGTACTGGCCAGAAGAAGTAGTAGATGCTATGAATGCTAGGTCGCAGCGTATAGCTGAACCAGTGTTTAGAGGTACTTATTTTGCTATTAATCTAAGAGGAATGACTAATCCAAATATGAATGATACTCTGATACCAGATTTTGATTTTGTCCAAGGAGTACCAGTTTCTGGCTATAAAAATACTGAAGGTGCAGATGGTTCTAGAGGCGGAATAGATTTATCGTGGTATAGTTCAGGTGCAATGATAAATCAGTGGTCATCCAGAAGTCTTGACGATTTAAGTAATTTATCTACTTCATACTATAGTAGAGTAACAACAGCACATATACCGCCTACTGATAATTATGTAGGTTCTGATAATATTACATATATTGGTTGGAATAGTACTTTTGACATAGACGGATATGATTTTATACCAATTTATAGAAACGAAGCACATTCACATCAATTTACTGCATATGCTTATACAGATGATGATGCATCTTACACTCAAGGTACTGAAGATCTTACAGAACTTTATAGAAATATCTATACAAATACTATTGTTAAAAATAGTGATGCTGCTTACACTACTTCTAATGGATATTTTAATGAATAATTATGAAATTTAATATAAAACTAAAAGACATAATTTTAGGAGGAGCAATAATTATATTGCTCCTTATGCTAAAATGTACAGGAGATAATAATGCTAAATTAGATGCTGAGCTTTATCTTAAGAATTATAACATTACAGTTCTTAAAGATACTATAAAGACAGTAAAGACTAAGAATGGTGAATTGGTATCTACTAAAGCTAGTCTAGTTACTACAATAGAAGATCTTGAGATTTATAATGATACTCTATTTGATAGAGTTAATTATCTTGAAGATGAACTGGAAGCTAGACCAGTAATTTACATAAATAAAGGAGTTAAAATTGTACATGATACTGTGTATGTTGATAATTACATCACTAAACTTAATGATAGTACTTATGTAGTTTTATTTTCTAATGACACAATTTATAGCGAAGGCAACGGTAGATACTTATCAGGTCAAGTTCAAATTGTTGCTAAAGATTCTAGTATAAAAGTACAAGAATTCAGAATTGATAAAGATGAATTATTCTTTAATGCTGAAATTGTTATCTCAGAAAAGAATGATACTTTAATTGCTAGTGTAGTAAGTGAACATCCTGGATTTAAGCTTAATAATATTGAACCAGTAGTTCTGAATCCTGAAATGCACCCAAAGTATAACAAATTAAATAGTAAAAAATTTACAGTTGGTCCATACATTGGATTAGGTGTAGGTTCTGATCTAAGACTTAGCCCACAAATCGGTATAGGTCTTTCTTATAAAATAATAGATTTCTAAATGAACGTTTTCCTAAATTTATCGACGAATAATATTCTTGTAGAGTACATCTACAGTGACTTATCAAACGAAGAGAAGATTGGTACAAATGAAGCACCATTCTATCTTATGGAAGATGGTCATAATGGCCAACGTTATGTAATGAATCAAGATGGAATTACATTAACAGGTAACATAAGAGATAGATCTACAGCAAATGTAGATGATAAAAATGTTAATTTTGGTTTATTAACTACTAATAAATTAGGACCTGCTTTAAATGATGCCGATTCAGAATTAACTGATACTGCTGATTTACCTTTAACGTTTACTAATGAAGAAGGTATTAATTACGATACTGTAAGAGTTCATTTTATTCAAGGTTTTACTTTTGATGATGCTTATGATGGAGTATTCATTAATGTTAAAGCAAGAGATAAAAGAGACGTTCTAATCAACTTATTATCTGGAGTATTTACATTTGAAGACAAATGGATAACTTTAAATGGTCGTCCTATCATTTATGGTGGTAGACAATATTCAAGTTATATAGAATTTAAAGTGCCTTCTTTACAGTACTTAAAGAATTCATATAACGTAGATTATGCACAAGGTGGTAATAGCGATATTCTTGCATATAAAATTACTAACGGTGTAGGTTTTTATGACTCTTCTAATATTGAAGTACAAGCAGGTATGTTCTCTACATTTACTAAGAGTAACAGCCAAATATATACTACTCTTCAGCTATCTGAGGCCACTACGATGCCTTCTAGCAATGAATTTAATGAAGTAGGTGTATATATCAACGACAGTACAGAAGGTGACTACATTGAATTCTATGGGCTCTATAACGGGGAGATTTTTGGAGATTATATGGATAGACTTAATAACAGTGGTAATACTTATATTGCTATGCATGAGTTATTAGTTTATGAACAACTTCCAAGTATAATTGATAACTTCAATTTAATAGGAAGATTTAAACCTACTGAAGATACTCCTAATTTATCATCACCCGGGTTCTTAACAAATTTTACTGATGGAGATTACTGGATAGCAGCTGAAACTGCTTTCTCAAGTGCTTTAGGACTTAATATTGATAAGGGTGATTTATTAATCTATGATTCTACTATCCCTGATGCTATTAAAATTAGAAAAGTAGAAAATGATGGTAGTGAATTTGATGAAGTAAGTAACTTTGTTAAGACTGCAGATCTTTCATATGTACAAGATGAAGATTATGGGGAACCAAATTCATTTAGACCAGTTCTTAAATTCGGTGGTTCTGCGTTAAGTTTTAGTATTCAATATACATTAAAGATTTTAAATGTGAATACAAATGCTATGACTGAAATAAGAGGATCTTATATTAGCTTTGAGCCTGAAACTTATGGACAAGAATTAATTAAAATCGATGTAGCAAATAACATCTTATCATTTGATGTCTATAATAAAAAGACTGTAAATGTAATTAATAATAACAACTTTACTAGTAATACGCAGAATAATATTACTGATTCTGCTCTTTATAATAAGAGTATTACATCATTTAAAGAAACTGTAAATATTTCAGCATCATCTAAAACTGTAATCGTGAATGAAGATAATCAAATTGTAGATAAATCATCTACAAATACTCAAGAAGTATCTGGTCAAGGTAATGGTAGATTATACGTTACTCCTTTTGATACTTATGTACAATTTAACATTTTTGAACTTACTGATGAAGAAGCAATCGGTTTTGATTTAAGTAAAGTAGGTGAAATTTATCTTAACTTTGATATTGGAAACAATGAAATTATTAAAGTCCAACAAGATAATAATGAAAGTGTAAAAAGAGAAAAAGGACAGGTTCTTTTTAAAGTTACTCAGAGCGTTTATTCTCAAATTGCTAATGCAGAAGATAATAACTTCTATATCTCAACTAAAGTTGGAAGTAATACAGCAGAAACTTTATTATACTCTGGTAAATTCTTTGATACTACTCAACAGACAATTGACAATAACGCTAGACAAACTGCTTTATTAAACCAAAGAATCCAAGAACTTGAAACAATAAATGCTGAACAAGTTCAAGTAATCGAGCAACAATCTGCAGCACTTGCTGAAGTAAATGAAGAGGTTGATACTCTTGATGCTAGATTAGAAAGAGAAATTGCTCGAAGAGTTGCTGCTCAAGTTAAATTAAGAGAGAAGAAATTAGGAATGACTGCGTCTGCTGGTAAAGCAACTAATGGTTCTGCATCAGTAAGAGGAAGTAGCTTTAATAACTTTGGTAATAGATCAGGTACTACTGGTTCTAATAGAGGTTCTACAGCAACTCCACAAAGAAGAAGAGGTAGTACAGCAAGATAAAATAATTATAATAGATGAGTGATTTAAGTAGAAAGGATCTCTTTTATGTAGGGTTTCCCAAAATATTCATTTCTGATGAAATAGAGGCATATTATAAGCCTTATGTTAAAAGAATGCCTGCTTATATTGATAGCCCCAGAGAACTAGTTAAAAGTACAGTGCAAGCAATTACTGTACCTAGTTTTGGATATAGTGTAGTTGATCCATTCTATAAAGATAAATATAGTCCTACTGCGATTACTAGACAAAATCGTTCTAGTATAAACCCACAGGACTTAAGTGAAAAGTCATTAACAATAACTTTTAAAATGGTAAATGGTTATGTTAATTACTTTATTATGCTTGACACTTTCTTCGAGCATTATGATTTTAGTAACAAACAGGCTTATATGTTTGATTTACCAGTCCATGTACTAGATAATGATGGAACAATCATGTTTAGTAGAATTTTTAAGGACTGTATATTTAGTGAAATATCGGAATTTCAATTAAGTTATAGTGAGAACTTTGCTGGATTTGATACATTTACAGTGACATTCAATTACACTACAAGCGAGATGAAGTTTCAAGATGGATAGGCTGTTAAATATAAAAAGAACTCTTTAAAGAAATGAAAAGTATAAAAGAAAATGCTACAGTTGCTAATGTTAATGGCATGGGAGAAGTTTCATTGCCAGCTAATGGTGAAGTAGGTAGCGGTGATGTACCTGTAGGTACTAAAAAGTTTAAAGACGTCTATAAAGAATTAGAAGAAGCTAAAAATGGTATGGCTACATTAGTTGATACTATAAGCGTTCTTCAAGAAATTTGGGAGACTCTTAAATCTTCGTATAACTTATCAGGTGCTAAATCAACTATTTTATTAGATGAATTAGAAGATGTTAGATATGATGAAGAAACTCTTGAAGTAGATCAAAAGAGTGTAAGAGTAATTGCTAAACTTCTATATACATCTCCTAAAGACGTTGCTAATGAAATTTCAGAACTTTTAAGCGATCACTTAGTTGAATGTATCGAATTTACTGAAGAGCAGATTAATGCTATTGAAGAATGGTTCGAGGGAGAAACAAATGAACTTAACGAAGGAGTTATCGGTTCTGTTTTAGGTGGTCTTGGTGGTTTAGCATTTGGTAAATCTATCGGTAAAATTATTGCTAGAGTTTTAGGAATAAAAGAAAATTCACCTCTTTATAATGTATTAACAAGTAGATTAGTAGGTACTGCTATCGGTGCTGCTATCGGAGGTGGTGGAAAAAAATAATATTCATGCAAAACCTTAATTCATATTTAAACGAAGAAAGAAAGCATAAGTATAATTCTATTGCTAAAGTAAAGAAAGTAATTGGTGGAAAACCGTCTAATAAAGACGTTATGGATTTCGTTAAAGCTAATTATGATATGAATAATTCAGATCATGCTGATATAGTAGCAGATATCATGGGTTATTATAAAATACCAGTAGAAGATTTCTTCGACGAAAATGGTGATTTATTAGAAAGCGTTTTAAACGAAATGACTTATAATGATCCAGTAATGATTGCATTAAGAAATTCTAAAATGCAACGTGAAAAACAAAAGAAAGCAGATGATCTTGCTAAATCAAAGAGAGTTTACGGTAAACAACGTAAAAAACTTGAACTTGATCTGGATGATATTCATTCTGAATTAAATGACCTATATACTGAAAGAGCTGAAACTTACAGAGATATGGAAGAAGAAGCAGGTAGATTAGGTGATGATTGGAATGACAAAGAAGCTAATAAGTTCGGTAAAGAACTTAACAAAATAGAAAAACAAATCGAAAAGCTTATCAAGAAAAGAAATAAGCTTGAAGTTAAATTAGCATATTAATATGAAAAATTTACAACAAATCAAAGAATCATTAATCTTAGAATCAGCAAAGTCTGATCTTAAGAAAGTAGATAAGTGGGTAAAAGATGTTAATAAGATTATTGCATCTGCAGTAGATAAAGATGGTGATCCAGTAGAGGTTATTGATTCTACATCTACTTGGGAAGCTCCTATGGTTTATGAACCAATCGAGTTCAAAGACAATGTACTTAAAATCAAGTACAAAGAAATGGGTAACGGTTATAAATGGGAGAAGAAAGAAGAAACTTTCGATATGAATGATTACTTAGAAAAAGGTGATGATTCAGAGCAGTACTGGCAATATGATGATGGTTTTGAAATGCTTAAAATGATTAAGCGTATGTATACTAAAGCTATCAAGAATTATAAAAAGGAAGGTAAAATGTAATGAAGAGTTTACTTCATTATATATCCTTGGCCATATATTAAAGAAGACGAGTACGAGTAAACATATATTAAATGAAACAATTACAAAGTAAAGATTTAAAAATATTAAGAGAGCAATGGTGGCAAGAACAAGATGGTATTTGCCCTATTCTTAAGAAGTATTATGATTTAGATCAATTTTGTATAGATCATCAGCATAAGTTAAAAGCTGAAGTTGCTGATGAAACTGGGAAAGGTTGTGTAAGAGGTGCTATTAACTTCCAAGCAAATGCATGGGAAGGTAAAGTAACTAATTCATTTAAAAGACTAGGACTTGAAAAGCATACAGATCTTATATCTGCTTTGAGAAATCTTGCTGATTATCTTGAAGAGAATAGACAGCATACAGAAGATGAATTGCTTATCCATCCATCTGAGAAGCCTAAAGCTCCTGTTCTTATGAAGAGTAGTTGGAATAAACTTCATAAAGCTATTGCAGGTAAACAGAAATGCCCTGAATATAGTAGAGGTAGAATGACTAAAGCTTTACAGAAGCTATTTGATAAATACGGGATTACTCCTGAATATAAAAAATAAATTTTTATGAAATCACTTAAATATTACTTAGTAGAAAAAGAATTCTCTGAAGAAGAAAGAGAAAAGCTTGCAGATTCTGGTAAAGCTATGCCAGATGGAAGTTACCCTATCGAAAATGAAGAGGATTTAAAGAATGCTATTCAATCAGTAGGTAGAGCTAAAGATTATGATAAGAGTAAAAAATGGATTATCAAAAGAGCTGGAGAATTAAATAAGACTGATTTATTACCAGATGATTGGGGAGTAAATGAAGCTAGTGGATATGATGTTGATGCTAACGAATATATCTCAGTAAAAGGTAAAAAGAATGATGTTAAGAAAGCTGTTAGAATTCTTAATAATGACTTTAGTTTAACTCCAGATACAATGACTGATGAATATACAGACGATAAGGGAGTGTTTAAGCAAGATTTTGATATTTCTGGTGATGGTTATCTTGACTTTCAAGATGCTATGAGCAAAATCAAAAATGCTAAGCCTAAGAATGTAGATATTGAAGTATCTATCCAAAATGAGACTGACGAATATTAATGAAAAGTTTATCATCATATTTAACTGAAGCAAAAGTAAATAAGAATCAAGTAATCCAAGATATCAATAAGAAGAATAAAAACCTTCTCAAGAAAGCATCTAGATTACCTAATTTTGCATTTGTTATTCCAGGAGTTGATAAGTACAAATATAGTCCAGCGGGTGATAAGAATAGCTGTGAAACTAATGCATGGAAATATGCTAAGTCTGAAGCAGATTATAATGATCTAATGGAAGAACCTACTAGATATTATCCAGTAGCAGGATATATGTTTACTGAGTCATTAACTCCAGTTGAGCATTGGTGGATATATGATAGCTTAACTAAAACTCATATTGAAAGAACTCCTTTAGATTCTATTCCGTATGCTTACGCAGGAATTATAGGAGATGACAAACTAATAGATGAAATATTACAATCGAAAAAATGCTTCGATGTAAATTTCTTTAAAGGCGGAGAACCTTATTACAAATATTTTAAATAATATGAAATCATTAAATGAAATTAAAGCTTTAAATGAAGCAAAAAGTAAATTTTTGATGGGTCATACCCTACGTGTAGGTGATAAATACGAATTACATACAGTAGACGAAGATGGTGATGTAAGAAGTGTATCAAGCCCATTCACATTAATAGATATCAAGGGTGATAAATTCACATTTAACGATCTAGATGATAAAAAATCAAAACCATTCACTTATACAGAAAAGCAATTAATTAGCAATAGAGAATGGATTAGACCAGAAGGTACTGGTTGGTAAAATAAATATGACTATGAAAACATTAAAAGAATTAAATTCAGAATCTATTAATGAAGCTAAAGATGAAATGGCTGTATTGAAAGATCTTAAGAAAAAATTATCATCTACAATTATAGATGCTATAAATGCTGCTGTTAAAGCAGACAAAGAAGGCGATAGTAATTTTGCTGAGAAATTACAGAATGCATTAGCACCAGTAGATGCTAGTATAACTGAACTAGAAAAAATGGAGAAAGAATATAAAGGGAAGAAATGATCTTCCCTTCTTTTATTTAAAATACTGGGCTAGTGACTCTAAGGTCATAATTCGTCCAACAATCAAACATTTCTCTATCAGCTTCGATACGTCTTTTGACATCATCAGCATCACGGCGAGCAGATAATCTTTTAGCTCTTACAGTTTCATCCACATCTATAAAAATTACAACAGAACTATCTCTAAGTTCTTGACTCATTTCATCTATTGCAGGTGGAGTCATAATAAAAACATCTGCGCAATCAAAATCAGATACATGAGTACCATAACACCAACGATTGAATACTTTATGCTCATAGAATTCTCCTTCTCCTACCATCTTATCAAATGTTCTATGAGACACAAATAAGTAATCTTGCCCATCTACTTCACCTTCTCTTGGTGGTCTTGTAGTAAATGATACGCTTGGTTTAAAACCTTTCTTGATAAACCTTTCTTTCAGATGATCTTTCCCAGATCCACCTGCACCTACAATAATAATTCTACTTTTCATAAATTAGTGCTTTGTGTTTTTTAATTGAACTTACATTACAGATAAACTGACCTTTGTCATTTAAGATCTTCCCTTTTAAAGTTCTACCGTGAGTGAACTCAAAGTCAAAGATTGGACTTTCAATAACATACGTTTTACCTTGTTCTAGCGACATATTGTTTTACTTTTATTAGTTTAATAGATATCTATATACTAAAGTTTAACTTAAGAAGAGAAATTCTTTAGGTAATTTCTCTTCAGATTAACTTAGTCTCTCCAGATGTTTAAGTAGACTCAGATTCCAATGTAATGCTTAGAGCTTCTTAACCACTTTAAAATACTATACAATAGTTTAAATCCAGATTCTGTAAATCTGTTTAAGAATTCTGAAGAAACTTAGAAAAAAATAAAAAATAATCTAATTTAAACTTTTTGGGTATTAATTATCTTTAACTATTGTAAGTTTATTACTAAAAAAACTTTCTAAAAAACTTGATTCTGTACAAGATTTTCACAAGTATTCTATTATATATACTATAAACAAATGTACTAGTCAAGTTTTGACTATATCGTAACAATTTAAAAACAAATAAAAAAGGTAAATTATGCAAGATTTATTCAATGTAAACATGGAGGACTTTAGCGCTCCAACACAAGGTTCTAATCAATCTGAGAACTTATTCAAACCTGACCCAAACTTATCAAGAGATAAAGTTTATTCTGCAGTAGTAAGACCGATCTACTGGTTAGGTAATCCAAACGGTTTCAATCCTAAACAAAACTACATTAGCAAGAAGACATTCTATTTAAAGAATGCAGCTGAAGAAGGTGGTTATTTCGATTCTCCATTTTCAATCGGTGAGAAATGTGAAGCAATGTCTGCTTTCTTCAAATTGAAAAAAGAAGGGAAACAAGATGCATCTGCTGAAGATTTAGCTAATGAAATCAAGCCAAAATCTAGTTTCTTCTACTTAGTTTATGTAGAAAAAGATTTAACTACTCCTGAAAACGAAGGGAAAGTTATGGTATGGAAAGCTCCTATCCAAATTCACAAGTTAATTGAAGGAAAAGTTAATCCTGATGAAAAAGCTCTTAAATTAGGAAAGAAAGCAGAAGATATCTTTAATCCTTTCTCTGGAAGAAGTATCGAAGTTAACGTATCCATCAACAGATTCTGGAACTACGATGGTTGTGAGTGGGGAGAAAAAGGTCCAATCTCATACAATGGTGCTGATATTGCTGAAGCTGATAAGCCTGCATTCGCTGACTTAGTAAAATCAGGTGATGCTTTAATGGAGCCGTACGTGTACAAGCCAATGTCTGCTGAAAGAACTGCTTTATTACACTCAATCATCGCTGAGAAAACAGGATTAAGTATCGGAGGTACTAAAACTGTTGCTGCTTCAAATGATTTAGACATCGATATGGGTGCTGTCCCAGGTGCATCTAATGAAGTTGATGCTGTTGCTCAAGAAATTGCACAGCCTACAAGTACTGAAGCACCTGCTGAAGAAGCTGGAAATGCTGAAGACATCAACGATTTCTTAGGAGATCTTGATTTAGACGTATAAAATTTCTTGTTCAATCATAAGAGGAGGCAGTTAATTCTGCCTCTTTTTTTAGCTTAAAACATTTATGTGCTCACAGACACTTAAGGAAAATATAAAACTTAAACTTTCTGATGTACTACATGAGGAGTTTACTCATCCCACTAAAAGACAAGTAAGAGATAAGGGTAATCATTTATTAATGGCATGTCCAATATGTGGTGACTCTCATAAAGATCATACAAAACAAAGAGGGTATTTCTATTTCGATACTATGAAGTATCACTGTTTCAATGGAGACTGTATAGCAAAATACTGGGGAGCTTTGTATTTCTTTAAAAGACTTGGAATTAGTGTAGGAAATACAGATCACATTAAAGAAATTGGAGAAATTATGAAAAATACTCGTAGGAGTAGAGCTCATATGACACTTCAAAATAGTAGTGAATACTTTAAATTTCTTCATGATAATTCTATAAGACTAGATAAGATAATAAAATCTTATGGTCTTAGAAAATGGAATTCATATGATTGGTCTAAACAATTCATTAAAGATAGACTTCTTTCTAATAAAAAAGATGAATTGTATTTTAGAGTAAATAAATGGAAGAAGCGAGAAGTATGGATTTTAAATACTATTGGTGATGATAAAGTAGTAGGTCTACAAATTAAAAACATGGATGGTGGACCAAAATACTTAACTAAAGATTTTTCAAAGTTACATGAAGAATTAGGATATGATACAGAATTCACAGATGAGACATTTAGAGGAGTCTGCGACAACTTATCTCTTATTTTCAATATTTTTAATGTAAATCTTGAAGCACCTGTCACTGTGTTCGAAGGGCCTATAGATTCATTCTTCTTCAGAAATAGTGTAGCAACAGCAGGAGCAACTAAAATTAAAGAATTCTTTGATGATCTGGATAATATTCGCTATTTCTATGATAATGATCAGACAGGTAAAAAGAATGCAATGGAAAAACTTAAGAAAGGATTACCTGCATTCTTATGGAAGAAATTCTTTCAGGAAAATAAGTACAAGAACAAGAGACTTAAGGATTTGAATGAACTTATAAGTCATGTATATGAAAATCGTGAATTATCAAGTTCTATAAATAACTTGTCTAAGTACTTTGGTAAAACAAAATATGATATTTACTATGTGTGATTTAAAAGACGAATCTTTCTTTAATGAACCATTACCAGAAAAGAAACCAAGTGGTTATAAATGGGTATGGAGTGGTTGGATGACTAAGTTAAATAAATTCCAACTTAAAATGCAACAAATGGAAGTTGAAGAAATTAAAGAAGCTGATGAAACAGAAGACAAAGTAGATAACAAAGTATCTGAGAAACCTATTCGTAAACAGAAAAACCAGTTATTCTAATGAGTAAATTCGATCCGAACAAAGCTTATGCAAATGAAGAATACTATGCATCTATTGAAGAGCTTGAGAATACTTTTGAGAAATTTAGAGATGAAGTAAACGGAATAATCCGTAATGATATTTCTAAGAAACTTAGTGATATTAGAGCTATTCCAGAAGTTCAAGTACAAGTTGCTTCACAAAGACAACGTTTAGTAGATATGTCTGCATCACTTAAAACTGATATGAGACAAAAAGCTAAACAAATTCTTCATAACAGAAAGAAACTATTCTATCTCTATCGTACTAAGCACAATCTAGGGCTTAACGATACAGAGATAAACAAACATATTGATGCTGATTTAGAACACCATAGCCATTACAAGATGGCCTTAGAGAACCAAATTGAATTCTGTAAACGAAGTATAGAGACTCTAGACAAAGTAGGGTTCATGATAAAATATACTATAGATCAGCACAAATTTTTAAGTGGAGCATTCTAGTACCATATTAAATATATCATAAAGTAAAATAAGGTACAATGAAATTTGATTTAACACACGATGGTAGAATTCTTACTCTCGCTGAGAGTACACCACAAGAAAAGAGACAATTAAAGAAGTCTCTAACAAAGAAGTTAGAATATTACAACTTCTTACCACAGAACGTAAAAAGAGGCTGGGACGGAATTATTACATATTTCCACCAAAACAAATACGTTCCTTCTGGACTTTGGCTAGAACTTTATGAAATAGCTAAGAAATACAAATACCAAATAGAAATTAATGGTCTTAACCAATTATTCTTTGACATAGATGAATTTGAATTCACTGAATATGTAGAGAATAAATTCGATGGTAGTAAATTTGAACCAAGAGATTATCAAATTGAAGCTGCTTATAAGATTCTTAGAAATAAGTTATCAATAAGTGAATTAGCAACATCTGCAGGTAAATCATTAATTATCTTTTTAGTATTCTCATATCTTATAGATAAAGGGTTATCTCAAAGATGCTTAATGATTGTTCCTACTATTAACTTAGTAATTCAAGGTTTTGAAGATTTTACAGAGTACAATAGCACATTAAAGCCAGAGAATAAAACTAACATGAATATCAAACAAATTCATGGTGGAGAATCTAAGGACTTTAAAACAGATCAAAATATATTCATTGGTACATTCCAAAGTTTAGTAAATTTCAACGATAAGTTTTTACTTTATTTTGATACTGTTGCTGTTGATGAAACTCATAAAGCAAAAGCAAAATCTATTCAAGATATTTTAAGTAAATGTCATAATGCTAAAAGAAGATTTGGTGTAACTGGTACTGTACCCAAGAAAGGTACTCTTGATTGGCTTACACTACAAGCTTATTTAGGACCAAGAGTTACTGAAATTAAAGCTAAGACATTACAAGATCGTGGATTCATTTCTAAATTAGCAATTACTACTCTAGAACTTAATTACGATGCAAGTACACTAGAATCATTCGACAATGTAATAATGGGTATTGGTGATAATGGAAAGCTACTTAAAATGGAGCAGGACTTTATCATTAAGCATTCAAAACGTGTTGCTCTTATTGCTAAGCTTGCTAATCAGTTGAATAATAACCAATTGATACTCTTTCATAGAACTTCATATGGGCAAGAGCTTTATAAATATATTAAGGAACATACAGATAAAGAAGTATATTACATTTCAGGTAGCGTAGATAAAGATCGTAGAAATGAGATTAAGCATCTCATGGAAGAAGGCAATAATAAAATACTTGTTGCTTCTTATGGTACATTATCTACAGGTGTAAGTATCAAAAACATACATTACATTCACTTAGTAGAAAGTTTTAAGAGTGATGTAATTATCAGACAAAGTCTTGGTAGAGGTTTAAGACAACATAAAGACAAGTCTATATTACACGTATTTGATTATGTAGATGTTCTAAGTTCTAATAAAAAGAACATGCTTTATTTTCATGGTAAAGCAAGACAGAAAATATACGATGAACAGCAGTTCCCATATAAAATTAAGAAAGTGCAGTTATGATAACTTCCAGACATAATTTTTATAAATATTAT